ACGGAGCCAAGGCTCTAAACGTGCATTGGCTAAGGCCAATACAGCATCAACTATACGTTGTAAACCTCACACGTCCTCTATTGTTCGCCGCAGATCAGACTTAGACCAACCCTTAGCCATTTCAGGCGACGCCCATATTTGTTTCTTGTTGGGCAGCGCCTTCGAATTGACGCGCCCCATATCAAGCCAGCCAGCCTCTTTCAGCGCGTGTTGCAGCGTGTTGGGGTAAATCTTTTGGCCTGATGGCATAGACCCTTCCAGCCGATCTATGAGCCGGTGAAACGGTGAGCCAACCACGCCACGGCTAAATTCGCCCACCCGGTCGCGGATCATCTCGACCAGCGCGCTTTCGGTCAGCGACATAGACTGCTCGATCAAGGTGCGCTTGTAATCCGTTTCCATAGGTGGAGCCGCCGGGTTAAACGATCTCACGTCGCGCTGCCACAGCCACGCCGCAATCAACTCATAGCCGCCGCCTGTCTCATACCATTGCCACATCGCCGTCGCTGCCTCTGGGTTCATGCGCGGCGCGCGGCTCCACGTCGCGAACCAGCGCCGGTCCTGCGTCGGCAGCGAGATAGGCACCGAATCATTGGTAAATGCCAGCACGAACACGCGGTTAATCATCTCGTATGGGTGCATGCCCTTGCGGTTGATCTGAAGCGTCTCAGGCGGTGCGGCGATGATCGGCTTGAGCTTGTTTGCCAGCGCGCGGCGGGCGGACGCGTCCGGCTCTTTAAGCTCGTTGAGGATCATCACCTCTGCCTCAAGGTTGTAGCCCCACTGCGAGTGCAGCCCGTCGCTATCGACCACAGAGCGGTTGCGGTTGTGCGGCCCTGCTACGGCCCAGACAAACGGCTTCCACATGGTATCCTTGCCGCAGCCTTCGTCGCCGCCGTGCAGGACCGCGTGATTAATCTTGCTGTTTGCGTGCTGCACCTTGTAGGCCATCACGTCTAGGCAGTGGTTTAGTTCCTCGCCTTCCGGCATCAGCACCTTGCAATGATCCAGCCACCGCTTCACCTGATCGTCGGTGATCCTAACGGACAGGTCGATCACTGGCCGCGCGTCGATCCAGCGGTTGCCAAATACCTCACCGTCGCGCTCAAGCATCAAGCCATCGCCGGGTGCGTAGGTGACGCCGGTCAATATCTTGGCGTCGTGCGCGTCGCGGTTCTCGTCGTAGCAAACGCTGGCTTCCACGCGCCGTTTGCTGTGGATTGAATTGCACGGGATATGGCGAAACACGGCATTGAAGTTAGACCGGCTGATCTCGCGGCGCAGATTAACGTCAAAATAGCTATCGTCGGACATGACATACGCGAACCGATCAAACCAATCGGACTTCTGCGCCCGCCCGATTTGCTTGCGCTCGATCTCAGCAATGCGCTTAGCTGCATCGTCGGGGAACGCATCTGTCGGGCGCAACTTGTCTAGCGTCTTGGCGTGTAGCTCAGCCATTATGTCTGGCCGTATGCCGCTGTCGGCGCTAGGCCCGCCGTTATCGCTGACCCAGCCGAGAAACGCCGCGCTGTTAAAGTCTACGCAGTGGCCGTGCAGACACTTAAAGACGCTATCGACCGGGCGGAACCCGGCGATCTCGCTGCCGTCCGTGTGCGCGGCATGGTTAGGGCAAACAATGTCAATCCAGCCAGTAGGCCGCAGAGCAGAGCAAACCAGACTTTGATCCGACAGCCACTTGAGAACCGGAGAACTGCCGGTATCCTCTACCCGCACTGCCCGCCGTGTTGCGGTGTCTGCTTCAGCCGGGACAACGCCAAGCGCGGCGCAGATTTCTTCGCAGCTAAACTCGCGCTCTGGGTCGAACGACACCAGCCGCGACTGCCACAGCCCCTTGCCTTCTTTGATGTTGACCGAGCCGGGGATGCGGAAGTTGCGCACAGCATTGCATGCGCCGGGGTCTGAATAGCCAGCCGCCGCAATGGCGGTGATAGCAGCGGAGAACTCGTTCTTGCCGGGTTGCTCGCCAAACACGTAAGCCCACTGGAACGAACCTTCGCTCGTCTCCATGATCCACGTCGGCTCTAGCGTAGGCGTCTTGGTCGTTTTGTCCGACCCCACGTCATCTAGCATCATCACCAGCACGTAATCGCAGTTGTCTTTGGAAGCGCTGACGCGGCCATTCTCAAAGCGGTCAATGATAAAGCTGGCCGTGTTGCCGAACCAGCTTTCGCCGTCCTTAATAGTGGCGCTGCTTGGCAGGAACGACGGCCAAGTGCATTTGACTGCGCCGTCGTCGTGGTACTGTAGCGCGCCGTTCAGCCTGATTGGCTTCTGCTTGACCAGCAGCGCCGTTTCGCCTTCAGGCGCTAGGCCCACTAAAAAATCTACAAACTTCATTTGCTCCGGTGACATATTCTGCTCCTGCTCTGCTCACTTGCCATAACGCTCCATGATCGACACTTCCGCCGCCAGCGGTAGCCCTGCGGCCCACAGCGGCGGCGTCGCCATCACTTGCTTCATGCGCGCCGCGACTGCCTCTGGCTCGTCCGTCTCGATCACGATCTCGTCGTGGACGTGCAGGACGACGCCCAGAGGCTCTAGCTGCCGTAGTGCATACCGAAGAATGTCATTGGCTATGGCTTGCGTGATGTTCTCACACGCCAAACCTTTCCAAAGCCGCGCACGCGGCCACTCTTTAGCATCCACCGCTGGCTTCCAAGCCGCCTTAGCGTAAGTAATCTCGCCATCTTCGAAACGGGCGAACGGGTAGCATAACACACGGCCAGACGGCAGAACATACCATAAGTGTTGGCGGTCGTATAAATACGTGACGCGGCCCGCCGCCACTTCCGTGCCGGGGTTGCGCATGGCGCGGTTGTAGGCTTCCTCTAGCGCGCTCCAGTAGGTTACAGACCACGGGTTCGCGCGCCGCCATGCGTTGACCATGCGCTGCGCTTCGCTCTCAGGCAGCGCCAGCCCGTAAGCGCGGCCCATCGCCGCAAAGGCACCGATGCCGCCAGCAAAGCCGCACGCCAATTCTTGCACCTTGCCGATCTGGCGTTGATCTTTCGTGACCTTGGCTTCTGGAACAAGAAAAGTCGCCGCCGCGTTGGCAACGTACACGTCGCCGCCCGCGTCAAAGATAGCCAGCTTGGCTGCGCCGCTGTTGGTCTTGGACGCCCACGGCGTCACGCGGGCCTCGATGCTGGCCCAGTCGGCCACGACTAGCTGCTTACCCGGCGCAGCCGTTAGAGCGGGGCGCAGCATGGACTTTAGCACGTCTGTAACGCGCGGGCCGTGCAGCGGGACGATCTGATGCCCGCGCACCATCGCCTGACGGATCAGTGCAGGGTCTGCTGCACACTTTCGCGGGAAGTTGTGGACCTGTAATCCAAATGATGAAGCGCGGCCTGTAGCACTGCCTCCAGCAAATACGAACGCGCCTCTAACTCGGCTATCTTCCTCATCTGCCAGCGATGCAGCCCGTTGGAACTTCGCCACGGACGATGCCCAGAGATCGTCTGCGCACTGGATAACTTCCGCCACTTCAGCCGGGACTTCATCTGGATTTTCCTTCGCCAGCGCCAGCAGATTGCCGCGCACCGTCTTGTCGATGGATAGCTTGGCTACGTCATCTTTGTAAACCGTCGCCAGCTTCAGGGCTTCTGGCCCAACTCTGTCTAAGACCCAGCTCCGCATCTTCGGGCTACGCACCGACGGCACACTGCCGCCGGTAATATCGCGGACGATACGTTGGATTTCCTCAAGCTCCGCGTCAGCGTAGCGCACCGCCGCCAAAGCCAGAGGCTTATCCAGCAGGACGCCGCGATCATTGATGCGCTCGTTGACGTAGTAATCCTCTAGCTCGTCCGGCGACAGCGGGCGCTGGGTTTCCGCCACGGCGCGCATGGCGCGCACGTCCTGCTCGCAGTAGGCCACCATCTCGGCCATGCGCGCGGCGTCTTCGTTAAAGGTGCCGTCGGCGCGGGGGATACACAGCAGCCGGATTAGCTGGCTACCCCGGTGATCCTTGCGCATACCCGCGCCAGCGAAGCGGCCCACATCCTCTAGGCTACCCGGCGCGCAGTTGGCGCGGGCTTGCGTCGCGGTGCAGTAGAATTGCTCAAGATCGAAGTCGATCTGTAGGACGTACCAGAAGATCAGGCGCTCGAACGCCGCATTGTGCGCGGCGATGCGGCCCGTGTGGTTCTTGACGGCCAGCGGAAACGGCTGGTCCAGCGTCCACGTCTTAACGTCTTCGTCGTCAAAGGCGTAGGACATACACAGCACCTCAGTGCTGGCGTCCCGCGCGTAGTTGTAGACGCCGTGCGTCTTGAGGTTGCAGCGGCTGCGCGTCTCAAAGTCTAGCCAAAGGGTTGTCATGCTCCTGACCGCTACTCGCCGGGGTAGAGGAAGCTACCCCGGCTTTCGCGTTCCCTTTAGGCGGCGCGGCGCGAACGACGGCGCGGTGCTTCTGGGGCAACCTCGTCTTCGGCTTCCGTAGCCGCTGGCGTAGTTTCGCCTTCCATAGTCGCCCAATCAACGATGTTGAAAATCGGGGCGAAGATTTTGCCGTACTGCTTGTGCTGGTAATGCTCCTTACGAAGTTCTACCACCGGCACCGGGCGGGTAGGCTCTGCGTCTACCTGTGCAGCAATGGCAACGGCTAGTTCCTGCACGGCTTTCTTACCGCCGACAGAAGTAGCCGAGAAGCGGGCTTCCATGCCCGCGTCTTCGCCGTTGAGGCACTTGATCGACAGACCGACCTGTTTCTCCCAACCCTTCGCGGCACCTGACGGTGCCGGTTCCAGTTCAGGTAGCGGGTTAGAAATGTTGGTCATGTTTTCGCCCAACACTTCGCCGTTACCCCAAGCGATATAGCCGTGTACGAAGCTGAAAGGGTTGATAGCCCAATGGCTATCATCTTCGACTTCGGTCTGGTCTGCGCCGAACACCCAATGGCCGGTCTTGTCCATCTTCAGAATGATGCTGCCGCCGGAAGCGGAGCCAGTCTGAAGCGAGCGGAGCGAAGCCGACAGTGACTGCACGGAAGGTAGGTTTGCGCTTGAGAAGGCAGTGATGCTATTTGACATTATCTTAGTTCCTTATGAGTTGAGTTTAGCCAGAGCCTTTACGAGCGTCTGGCCGATTTGAACGACGGCGGGGCGGGGATCACTCTCCGCAACCAGCGTCGAACCACTTGAGACAGCGGTAACTAGGTCCGCTGGCAATGCTATTTTCGCGCCCTTCAGCACCTTCTCGGCTGCTGCTGGCGTGATGATCTTTTCTTCGTATGGCTCTGCGCCCGCCGCTGTCAGCCACGCCGCTGCCTTGTCAGCGTCCAGCCATGAGCGCGTCGCGCGCTTGTTGACCAGCTTGTAGCCGGGGACGGGCTTACCTTCCTCAATCAGCCCGTGCGCCAGTTGCTGCAAGTCTTTGATGAACCCTTCCAGCAGCGGCACTTGGTTCAGATAGTGCGCGATCTGATCGACGGGCAGCGCGTCCAGCTTGGCTACCAGCGCCCGGTCGGCTGCGCCGGTCATCAGCGGGCAAACGGGCTTGGCGGCGCACCAGCGGCAGTGGTCGCCCACCTTGAGCGGCGCGTCGTCGTACTGAGATGCCTTGACGGCGGATAGCAGCGTCTGCTCAAACTGGTTGATCCGCTCCATTGTCGTTGACCAGCGCCGGATGTAGGGCGGCTGGACGATGATAAGCTCGACTTCTAACGCGTCTACAAACGCCCACGCCGTAGCTGTCGTGCGCGCAGCAGCCGCAGCGTAGAACATAAGCTGCTCGTTCTCTTTCGCTTCGACGGCGACGCCATCACCAAACTTCCAATCCAACACAACAGCACGATCACCAATGATGCCAAGCAAGTCAGTAGAACCGAACACGTTAGGTAGGAAATCGCCAAAGCCCACGCGACTTTCGACTGCATACGTCATCTCCCCAGCCGGATCAATTTCGTCCAGCGCCGCTAACGCCGGAAGTATCTTGCGGTCTAGCAAGTCCTGCGTCAACACAGCATTTTTGTATGTAGCGCCCAGCATCTCTTGCGGATCGGCACCGTCGCCGTAGTCCACCAGCTTTGCCATAACGTCGTGCAGCAGGGTGCCTTCGTCGGCGTAGCTGCTGCTGGGTTGCGGCGGCATCTTGTCCACCAGCGCCACGCTGCCGGGGCAGTTGATGACGCGCTTGGCGGTTGAACCGCCGACTATCTTACTGTGTTTCATTGTATTGCTCCTTGTTAGGAAGGCCGGGATACACCTCTGAAATAATTTGTAAAGCCGCTTGTAAAAATATATTTCCCCAGCTAGACACGCCGCATGACAACTGAAGCCGACATTGAACGCTACTTTGTCGCCCGCGTCAAAAGCGTTGGCGGCACGGCGTACAAGTTCAAGTCCGTGAACCATCGCGGCGTCAGCGACCGCATCGCCTGTATGCCGAATGGTGAGGCTTGGTTTGTAGAACTGAAGAAACCCGGCGGCAAGCTATCGCCGCTGCAAAAGCTGTTTGCGGACGATATGATGGCGCTAGGGCAGCGGTATTGCTGCTTGTGGAGCAAGAGCGAGGTGGACGTATGGTTGCTACGCTTCAGCTAAGGCCGTATCAAAACGACGCGGCAGACTTCTTGTATGCGCGCGACAGGGCTATGATCCTAGCGCCCGTAGGGGCCGGTAAGACCGCTATCACGCTTACAGCGATGGCCGACGCCCTAATCAGCGGCGTAGTGACGCGGTGGCTTGTGGTGGCTCCCAAGCGGGTCTGCAATGAAGTCTGGCCTGTAGAGCTACCCAAGTGGGCGACGACGATGACCATGAGCCTAGCGTTAGGTTCCCCGGCGCAGCGTCAAGCGGCGTTTGACGCAGATACGGATATTGTCGTCATCAACTACGACAATCTGGACAAGGTGCAGACGCTCGACAGCTTCGACGGGATCGTGTTCGACGAGTTAACCCGGCTCAAGAACCCCAGCGGCAAGCGGTTTAAGGCGCTAGAGAAGCTGCTGGCGCGCATACCGATCAGGTGGGGCTTGACCGGATCGTTCACCAGCAACGGCTTGGAAGATGTGTTCGGCCAGTGCAAGATGATCGACCAGAACCTGCTAGGCCGCGCCAAGGGTGCGTTCCTGCAACAGTATTTCCACTGCATCAACCGCGACTTCGGACAGTGGGAGCCGCGAGGCGACGCGCTGCCGCAAGTGATGGACCGCATACGCGACGCGACTTACGTGCTGGAAGCGGGCGAGTACGCCGACAAGCTGCCACCATGTCACATTGTAGAGCTACGCTGCCAGATGGCAAACATGGAGCCGTACAAAAAAATGAAGCGGGATTACGTCGCCCGCTTTGCGGACGACACGGTTATTGCCCAGAACGCGGGCGCGGTGACGACCAAGCTACAGCAAATGTCGTCTGGCTTCGTCTACGGCACAGACAAGCAGTCGATCTGGTTCAGCAGCCACAAGTTTGACCGGCTGGACGAACTGCTCGCGGAGAACCAGAAGGCGAACACACTGGTCTGGTACACCTACCAAGAGGAACTGGCGGAGCTAAAGCGCCGCTACCCCGGCATCCAGACCACGGACAGCCCCCGCGTCGTGGAACGCTGGAACAGCGGCGAGATACCGCTGCTGGCGGCGCACCCCAAGTCTTTCGGCCACGGCATTAACTTGCAAGGCCAGCAGCACATGGTGTTCCTGTCGCTGCCGTGGTCGCTGGAACTATACGAGCAGGCTATCGGGCGGCTGCACCGGGGCGGGCAAGAACACGATGTGTGGGTTTATGTCCTATTGACACCCGACACAATTGATGAACGCATCTGGGGCGCGCTGCACGACAAGCGCAGCATCAGCGACTTGGCTATTGAGGAATTGCTGAATGACCGACAAGATTAACTGGCAGTTTCTGGCAGCAGAACTGAAGGGTATGGGCGAGCAGGAAGTGCTAAGCCTACTCGTAGACGAGCAGGAAGGTGCCAAGCGGCCATTCATGGCGCGGCGGCTGCACCAGCGGTACAGCACCCTGCGTGCGCAGCGCGAGCGCGCGGAGATCATGGCAAGGCTGGGCGCATGAAAGACGCCATCAACCCCGATCACTACAAGATCGGCGGGATCGAAGCGATTGACTACGTGCAGGCGAAGCTGTCGCCAGAGGAGTACCGGGGCTACCTACGCGGCAACGCGTTGAAGTACTTGAGCCGCGCCGGACATAAAGACGACGCGGCCCAAGATTACAAAAAAGCGCAGTGGTTTATCGAGCGGCTAATCAACGCCCAATAGCGGACCTGACAGTGCCGAAACCAGCCGCGCCAAGCAGGATGAAGATGTATTCGGGGATGACATACCCCAGCGCCTGCGCGACAGCGCCTGCACCCGCCAGAGCGGCGATGATGTAGGTCTTCTTGCCTTTGAGTTTACTAAGCATAGTCATTTCCCTTTCGGATAAGTCTTCCAAGGCAGTTGCCAGTGTGGGCCGTCCTTGAAAGTTTTCCAGTCGCCGCCCCACTCAATCGGGACGTTCTCAGCTACGGCTGCCTCTTTGATGATTGTGGCGAGCCGACGATACAACGGCCAGTCCCAAGAGACTGCGCCGCTGATCATAGGTGCTAGATCGACCGCATGGCCGGTCAGGTGACGTGATCTTAACGTCTTGGTCGCGCCGATCTGGCTGAGCTGCTTCTGCCGTTCCAGCGTCCGCAAGCCTTCTAGCACAGTGAAGTCCAGCGGAGACATGGCCGCAGCTTTCTTGACGACGCGCACTAGGTCTGGGTGTAGACCTTCAAGGCGCGACAGCGAGCGTTGGGCGAGGACGATGCTCATCAATTCATCTTAAAAATGATACCGAGCAGCATCATTATGATGGTGCCCGCCACCGTAAGACCAATGCCTTCGATCCGCTTTAGCCTTGCACAAAGCCCTTCGTAACGAATGGTGCAGACTTCCTCGTGGGTGGCAAGGCGCGCTTCGGTCTTGTCAATCGTGGTCATGTTAGCGCCTTGGCATAATGTCAG